GTTCTGGAACGCCATGCGCTCCAAGGCAGCCCGCCCCGAGATTCTGGACGCGCTGCAGATCGGCACCGACTCCGAGGGCGGGTTTCTTGTGCCGGACGAGTTCGAACGCACGCTGGTGGAGGCGCTGCAGGAAGAAAACATATTCCGCTCCCTCGCCAATGTTATCCAGACCTCCAGCGGCGACCGCAAAATTCCGGTTACCACGACCAAGGGTACCGCGTCGTGGGTGGACGAGGAAGGTCTGATCCCCGAGAGTGACGACGCGTTCGGGCAGGTGTCCATTTCGGCGTTTAAGCTCGCGACCATGCTCAAGGTTTCCGAGGAGCTGTTGAACGACAGCGTGTTCAACCTTGAGACCTACATCGCCACCGAATTCGCCCGCCGCATCGGCAACCGCGAGGAGGAATCCTTTTTCATCGGCGACGGCGCGGGCAAGCCCACCGGCGTGTTCGCGGCGGTCGGCGGCGCGGAGTTGGGCGTGACGGCTGCGAGCACGACGGCCATCACGGCGGACGAGCTCATCGACCTGTTCTACTCGCTCAAATCCCCCTACCGGAAAAAGGCCGTGTTCGTAACCAACGACGCGACCGTGAAGGCGATCCGCAAGCTCAAGGACAATCAGGGCCAGTACCTCTGGCAGCCGTCCATCACGGCGGGCGAACCGGACACCATTCTCAACCGACCCGTCAAGACCTCCGCGTATGTGCCCGTGATCGCGTCGGACTCCAAGCCCATCGCGTTCGGCGATTTCAAGTATTACTGGATCGCGGACAGGCAGGGGCGTTCCTTCAAGCGTCTCAACGAGCTGTACGCGCCCACCGGTCAGGTCGGGTTCATGGCTTCGCAGCGCGTGGACGGCAAGCTCATTTTGCCCGAGGCCATCAAGGTGCTGCGCATGAAGGCGTAGTCGGCGAAGGGCGGTGAACGGCATGGAGCTGCTGGAAAAGGTCAAAAAGAACCTGATCCTCCAACACGACGAGGACGACGCGCTTTTACAAGGCTACATCGCCGCCGCCGTCGCATACGCCGAGGGCTTTCAGAAGAAAGCGCCGGGCAGCTATTCCGCCGAGGCCAGCATGACGCCCGCCACCGAGCAGGCAATCGTCATGCTGGCCTCGCTCTTTTACGAGAGCCGGGATGGCAGCACGGGCGGCTTTTTCGCGGACAGCGCGCAGGCGGCGCAGCAGGCGTGGGCGACGGTCGACCTGCTGCTGCGGCTGGACAAGGATTGGCAGGTGTAGCGCATGGGCCTTGGAAAAATGGGCGCGTTTATCGACATCGTGGCGGTGACGGCCGCCAAGGACGATGAGGGCTTTGCCACAACGAACGACACGGTGCTTGCCAGCGTGCGGGCATACAAGGAAACGCGCCAAATGCGCTCGGTGGAATCGCGGAATGCGGGGGCGGCGTTTACGACGGCAACGACGCTGTTTCGCTTCCGCACCATCCCAACTCTTAAAATCACAACCGCCCACGCGATCCGCTGCGGCGGCGAGAGATACACCATCGCGAGCGTGGCTGATGTGCGCGGCATGTACGTCGAGGTACTCGCGGACATCGTGACCCCCAAGGGAGGCGGATGACATGGCGAAAGCAGAAATCCAGATGCCCGAAGAGCTCATGGCCTCTCTGGAGGCGCTGGGCGACAAAACGGACGGCATCATACAGTCCGCGCTGGAGGCAGGCGCGGAGGTGGTGGTATCGAAGGTGCGCGGCAACCTCGCCTCGGCGATCGGGCGCGGACTCAAGGCGCGGCGGCGCTCCACGGGCGCGCTGCTGGCCGCGTTGGGCGTTTCGCCCGTCAAGATTGACAACAACGGCGTTCACAACGTCAAGGTCGGGTTCAGCGAGCCACGGAGCGGCGGTGGCGTCAACGCCAAACTCGCCACCATCCTCGAGTACGGCAAGACGGGCCAGCCTGCCAAGCCGTTCCTGCGGCCCGCGCGCTCTGCGTCGCGCGCGCCTTGCATCGCGGCCATGCAGCAGAAGTTCGAGGAGGAGGTCTCTCGAATATGAGCCTCTTGAAGGAAGTCAAAGTCGTATTCGACGCGCTCGATATCCCGGTGGAAACGGGCGCGTTTAGCGACCCTCCGCCCGACCGGTACGCGCTCATAACGCCCATGGCGGATGTGTACGGACTGTTCGCGGATAACCGGGCGCTGTTTGAAACGCAGGAGGCCCGGCTCTCGCTCTTCGATAAGGGCGCGTACACGGCGTTCAAAAACGCGGTGGTCAGGGCGCTGCTTGCGGCGGGCCTGACCATAACGGGCCGGATATACCTCGGGCGCGAGGCGGACACCGGCTATCATCACTACGCCATAGACGTGGCAAAAGAATACGCACTGGAGGAATAACATGGCAACGATCGGATTGGACAGGCTGTTCTATTCCAAGATCACGGAAGTGGACGGCATCGAAACATACGACCCGCCCAAGGTTTTGGCGAAGGCCATAAAGGCGGATTTGTCCGTCGAGCTGATAGAGGCCATCCTGTACGCCGACGATGGCGCGGCGGAAGTCATAAAGGAGTTCAAGAGCGGCAAGCTCAGTCTCGGCGTGGATGATATCGGCACGGCGATCGCCGAGGAGCTTACGGGTGCTGCCGCCGACGATAACGGCGTGCTCATATCGGGCAGCGAGGACATCGGCGGGCCGGTGGCCATAGGGTTTCGCGCACAGAAAGCGAACGGGAAATACCGCTATTTCTGGCTCTACCGCGTGATATTCGGCTTGCCCGCCACCAATTTGCAGACCAAGGGCGAATCCATCTCGTTTCAGACGCCCACCATCGAGGGTACGGTCATGCGCAGGAACAAGCTCGACGCGAGCGGCCGCCATCCGTGGAAGGCGGAGGTCACCGAGGGCGATCCCGGCGTCGTGCCGACCACGATATCGGAGTGGTTCTCCGAGGTGTACGAACCGATTTTCACTTTGCAGCCATAAGGGGGACACATGGACAACGACAGGACGGCATTTATAGAGATTGGCGGGGACGGGTACACGCTCGTCCTCACCACGCGCGCGACCAAGGAAATCGCCAAACGGTACGGCGGGTTGGAGAACCTCGGCGACAAGCTGCTCAAGGCGGAGGATTTCACGCTCGCCATTGATGAGGTGGTGTGGCTCCTTACCCTGCTCGCCAATCAGGGCGTGCAGGTACACAACCTCCTGCACCCGAAGGATGCCCGTGAGCTTCTCACCGAGGAAGCTGTGGAGCTTCTGACCTCGCCCGCCGACCTCGCCAAGTACAAGGGCGCGATCATGGAAGCCATGTATCGCGGAACGGCACGTCACATTCTGAGCGAGGACGACGCCGGAAAAAACGTGCAGGCCGGGTAAGCGACGAGGAGTTGTTTGCCCGGCTGATCTATTACGGGGTGAGCCAGCTCCACCGCCCGGAGTTGGAGGTGTGGCTCATGCCGCTCGGGCATCTGCTCGACCAGTGGGAGGCGCACAAGCAGTTCCACGGGCTGGCGAAACCCAAGCGCGAGCTGTTCATTGAGGACATTATTCCGTATGGAATTTGATTTGATTGATGGTAGTATGTGCATATGTTATAATTTACAAAAAATGCTGTGTTCATTACTGGGGATTGGCGTTTGGAGAGAGGGATTCATGAAACCTTTGATTATTTACTACTCACATACTGGCAATAATGAAAAACTCGCTTTAAAAATAAAAGATAGATTGGGGTGTGAGATCTTAAAAATAGACGAGAAGAAGAAAAGAAAAACAATATCCATTCTTCTTGACTTTATTTTTAACCGCAATTCAAAACTATCGGGCTATCAGATCGCCGATCATGAGCATGACGTTTTTATTTTGATCGCGCCTATTTGGGGCGGCCGGATTGCGTCCCCCATGAGAGCATTCATAGAAAAGGAATCCTGCAGGATATGTAAGTATTTCTTTATATCCCTGTGCAATGGAGTGGCAGGCCAGAAAGATAAAATTGCGGCGGAACTGTCATCTATTATTCAGCGCGAACCTATCGGTGTGACTGAATTATGGATAAACCGCCTATTGCCGGAAGACCAGCAGGATAAGGTAAAGCACACCTTCAATTATAAGGTTAGCGATAATGATTTGAAGCGCTTTGAAGCGGATATTGAGAAACTTGTCGGAGAAGTAAGCAAAACGTAATCACGATGATATTGGAAATATAGGTAACCAGCTCAGAGCAATCGAAAGGTTGCTCTTTTTTTGCACTTTTTCAGGAAGGCGGTGAGACGGCATGGCGGACAATTTCGGGCTCAAGATCGGCGTCGAAGGCGAAAAGGAGTTCAAGAAGGCCCTGCGCGAGATCAATCAGGATTTCAAAGTGCTGGGCTCCGAAATGAAGCTCGTCACCTCGCAGTTCGATAAGCAGGACAATTCCGTACAGGCCGTCACCGCCCGCAATAGGGTGCTCAACCGGGAGATCGACGAGCAGAAGGAAAAGATCAGCCTGCTGGAAAAGGCGCTCAAAAACTCCACGGACTCCTTCGGCGAAACGGACAGCCGCACTAAGTCGTGGGCCACCCAGCTCAACCATGCCAAGGCCGAGCTTAACGATATGGAGCGCGAGCTCGACAAAAACAACGCCGCGCTCGACCAAGCGGGCAGCGAGTTCGGCGAAGCGGAAAAGCGGACGGATGATTTCGGCGACGCGGTAAAAAAGAGCGCCAATCAGGCGGAAGATGCCGGAGGGCGCTTTGAAAAGCTGGGCGGCGTATTGAAGGGGATCGGCATGGCCGTGGGCGCGGCGCTTGCGGCCATCGGCACGGCAGCCATCGGCGCGGGCAAGGCGCTCATGGATATGTCGGTGAACGCCGCCGCATACGCCGACGAAATCCTGACCGCTTCCACCGTGACCGGTATGTCGGCGGACAGCCTGCAGGCGTACAAATATGCC